CCCAAACGCATAACGATAACACTCATACTCTAACCCCTTCGCGTGTTTGGCTGCCTCTGTGCAGCGCGAATTAGAAAAGAAAGATGTTCCTGTCATTACAAACGCATAGTCTTCTGTGGGTGGGAACTCCTGGTACATCAGGGTTTCATCCTTGATGCCTTCGTACATCTTCCACCGCCACCAAGCCATTTGTCTGGAGTTGATCTCATAGCCATACATCTTCTTGACTTCCTTGACCCACTCTTTTTCTTCAGACTTGAGTTTGCCGTCCCAGTAGACCTTGTACTCTTTTGAGTTTGCGTCTACAGAATAATATTCGTTCCTCCACCAACCACAGAAAATAGCCCGCTGCGTTCTGGCTTTCTTCGCGGTCTTGTACATATCGTGGAACATATTGAACCCTTGCGCGGTGGACTCAAACAAGTAGAGTCTCTCAGGATTCTTCTCTGCAAGAGACGCGATCAGAGATGCTAGTCCTTCTTCGTTCCCCCAGGATGCGGTCTCTGTCCCGTGTAGGTAAGTGATAGCCTTACCTTGCCCCAGACGAGACTTGTTACCAGCAATCTGGTAGAAAATCCTAGATCTATTTTTGAGTACCATCTGGTTTCTATTGTGGGCAACCAGCGGTATCTTGTATTCTTTGGGTAGTCCTTCGATATACATACCCAGTGTCGAGCGGAACATATCCCTGTTTTCCTCTGTATCCGCAACAAGAGTTCCTTGCCACCCTGGATGGGTGAACTGCCAATATAGATCCAGAGCCAGGGAAACAGTTGTGATACCCAGCTGCCGACCCTTGAGAATGACAAAGAAATGTACGTCTTCATCTAAGCCTTTCTGTATCTCTTCCATCACATACGTTTGTGTCCCCAGAAGTTTGCCCATCTTCTTGAGACCCTCCTCCTTGGTCTCAATACTGAGTTCGCTGCAGAACTTGTAAAACTGCTGGAGATTGAATTTCATAGCACCGATCTAGAGGGAGTCATATTTCTGTGATCAAACATCTGGGACTTGATCCCCTTACAGACGTTGTAAAACGTCTCAGGATGCCCAGACATTCGTGCCTGGTACAAGTGGAACACCCCGCCTTCAAAATGCGTACCTATCCCGTATTTCCCGTAGGTATGCAAATCCCAGGCTCCACCCTCTGGCTCCTTGAAGTAGTGGGTAGGGTAGAGAGTCTTGTATTTGATTTTGTTGATCTCGGCTGCATAGCTCACATTCTCTGCAACATCACACTGCTCATTCTCAGAAAAGGAGGGTTGCCCCATGTTCTTCCAGCCCTCTGCCGATATTGCCAGAAACGCGGGCGCAGCAAAGATATGTGAGTAAGGAGGTATGTGGTTACTAGCCTGGGCAATACCTACCATTGACTTGTTCTCCATAGCCCAGTGTATGGACTTGTCCACAATCTCTTTGTTGGTAGGAACACAATCGATGTCCAGGAACAACTTGACGTCTGCATCTGATGACAACATGATGCCGTCCATCCAGGCTCCATGCGGGATGTTCTGCATGGTGTAGTTGACATCAAGCCCCAGATGCATACAGGTGTCTGTATGTGACTTTACTATTTTGGGATCCACGTTGTCCCAGTAAAGGGTATGCAATTCTATTTTCACATCAGTCTCCAATCAAATTCTTTTGCGTCCGCACTTCTCTCACCATGCTGACCCTTGTGCATCTCTAACTTTGTTGTGTAGTTGATGGTGGCTTTTGTAGACCTTGCCATTTTGATCTGGAATTCTTTGATGGAGTTGAAGACAATCCTGTCTCCCACCTGTGCCTGGTCCCTGGTCTTGAACAGCCACAGACTCAAGAAGTTGAAATGTTCTCTGTTAATAAGATAACAATTGGTGTCGTTGAACAAGTACCCGTCACTCTCAACGTCCACCCCCAGATGTTTCCCACCTTCGTCATAAAGGTTTCTAGGACAAGTGACAATGTCTCGTCCACTCTCCTCCATCACCCCCACCATGATCCTGATGTGATCTGGCTCATACCAACAGTCCGCATCTAGAAAAGCAATTGCATCAAACCCCTGTGCAGACGCAACAGCTGCAGCCACTCCTCTAGGCGTGTCCCCAAAGTCATTGCATCTGGGAACCGCCAGGTGGCTCATGCCTGGTCTGCTGATCAGATCCTGTCTGTTCTCATACCCGTCTGCCACCACAAAATGGTGGATGCCAAAATAATTCTGTTTCACCACCGAGTTCAGACAGCGCATCAGCACTTCTTTGCTCTCCTGGTAGTACGGTGTAATTACTGCTACTTTCATGGTTTCCCCATCTGTTCATCGTCCCAGGCTGCTATCTCACTTCTCACCGGCTTGTTCCTCGCACAGTTGATCAGCTCCTGGTAAAAAATCTCACTGTATGTCTTCTTCCACTCTGCAGCCAACTTTCTCCTGGTTGGCTTACTAATGCAAGATATGGCTCTCAACATTTCCCTCTTTAGTTTCAAACGAGAGTTGTACAACTGCTCTTGAATACCCTTCTCTGTACCCATATTCCATCGCCTTATTCACCAGTACCTGTTTCTCTATCTCGGACACACAAAGCCTTCCCCAGAGTTCTCTACAGAGCGCTCTCAGTTCGTCCTCATCTTCCCACAATAGATTACTCAATACCTTCCTCCATGAACGCCAATAAGATCTGGCAAGCCAACCTTACCTCTGCTAACTCCCCAATGGATTCCATGTCAACCATGTTCTCCCGCAACCGCCAAATCATGTACTGGTCCAGCAGCTCTGTTGCCGATACGCTGTGACTACCTTTTAACTCAAACATCATGCTACCCTCCAAACAATTAACTCTTCCCCCACCGTCTTACAAGTGAACTTGAACCCCAGCCTTCTGCTCGCTCTGTAGTTCGCATTCATCACCTTGTTCCTGTACTCCACCGAGACCGCAAACGAGTCCCCCACCTCCATGTCCTCATACGGGTAAGAGAACACCACCCTGGGCACTGGCATCTCTACATCTTTATTTATCACTAACCGTTGCATATCGTCCCCTCTACATATAACCCACACTATACACATAAAAAAAGGGATGCACAACTGGCATCCCAAACCGCTAGTGGCAACTGCGGGAAAAACACATATTTTTTTTGGGGTGGGCGAGAAGTGGGGGTCACACTTACCACCCCCTCAAGACCCAGTGAGTGACCGCTCACTTACATACAAAATTGGTTAGTAAGCGCTTACCCACTTACCCAAAATACCTCTGAGTTTTATACAACGGACGTTATGTTAAGTTATTCCTGAGGGTCCAACCTCTGAGCTGGAGACCCCATTTGGGATCTGTTGGCTCCTCAAGAAACCCCTTTTGAGGGGGACAAAACACTTCTGTGAACGAGAAGTGGTATTCACCCCTTCCCCGTATCCACTTACCCTATTGCCTACCTATTACATAGTTAAACCATATTACATAGAGAATATGTAGTATGTAATACATAGAATATATATTATACATATTTCCCTCTTGACAAGCAAATAGGTACTCGACATATAATCATCACATCTTAACTTCAAGATGCTTAACATGAGACAACGAGGAGTAAAACCTATGAGACGTATCCCTTCCCCACCTGATCACAACTGGACGCACTTGCGGTTTGCCAGGACACTACAAGAGGCTTTCCCTATGGACTTCCACTATGACCTTTATGTCCAGCCTGAGTACGATTCAGAAGACTTGGTGGTCATGTACGCTTGCACAGCTGCTGCACTGTTCTTGTCTGTCTACTTGTGGTTGACACGTTGATGACCAGGTGCGAGCAATTGGGAGTTTGTCAGGTAACAGGCTGCTCCAGATGCCTTGATAAACTTTTAATGTTGACCAAGTTGAATCCTGATAAAACCTGTGCTAACATTTCTGCAACGGGGTTAGACCACCAGACCCTGGGGAATGTAGACACGACAGACCCCGATAAACGTACTGAACTCAGCCTGAACCTCCTGGACCGCCTCGGGGTTGCGACAACTGGGGGAGTCAATAAAGACTCTAAGTTAGATAAACGAGAGTGTCCACACTTTAGTGTGTTAACCAGAGTAGGAAAAGTTATCCACAGCTTTTCTCTGGTGGTTTTCCTATTGCCTCTTAAGTTTAAAAAAATAAAGTTTAGGTTTCCCCACTTAAGGCAACGGGTTCAACAAGTAAATCAAAAGGGAGTTTTGTAATGCTAGAGCTGCTCACACATAGAGAGAAAGAGCTACGCGCTCTTTATCGTTCCACAGGTACATCCGACTACAGGATACGTTTGCTAGAGGTGAAACGACTGATAAGGAAGTTTAAACAACAAGAGGTTCAACTGGATACATTGCCCACAATTGTGTCCAGAGAAACAGCAAAGATGATCGCTAGATTGTCTAAAGATCTGCAGCAACTAGCAGAGGTAAAGAATGACTAAAGACAAAGCATTAGAAATGGCTCTGGAATTTATTGAGCGCGTCAACTTGAATGGATGGATGTTGGCAGACCTTGAACCAGAGATGTACGCTTGTATTACCG